CCTGTTACATATCCATCAACTAATTTATTCAATGATTACTGGAGTGGGTACATTGCGGAAATAGCGGACAAAGATAGTAAGCTATTGACGTGCCATGTTTACCTGACTGATTTAGATATAGCGCAACTTGATTTTAGTAAACCTGTATTTATTGATGGGGTGTTATGGCGGATTAATAAGGTGATGGACTTTGATGCAACGAGCGGCGAATTAACAAAAGTAGAATTATTAAAAGTTATAAATAATGGCTAAGCAGGAAGTAGGTTTAAAGATAGATGTTGATGTTTCTTCGGTGGGCAATATGAAGCAGCAGCTACGGGCGGCAACGAATGAGCTGGTGGCGATGAATGAGAAATTTGGCAGCACGTCAAAAGAGGCTATTGCAGCGGCTCAAAGGGTGGCGGGGTTAAAGGATGCTATTGGCGATGCTAAGGCGCTTGCAGAAACATTCAATCCGGATAAGAAGTTTGTAGCGTTGGGCGGGGCGGTGCAGGGTGCAGCAGCAGGCTTTTCCGCTTTGCAAGGTGCGATGGGTTTATTTGGAGCTGAGAGTAAGGAAGTAGAGCAAATGCTTTTAAAGGTACAATCCGCGATGGCATTGCAGCAAGGGATTAGCGGAATAGCAAATGCGATGGATTCCTTTAAACTATTAGCAGGTCAAATAGCTACTTCAAGTTTTGCATTAAAAGCAAATGCAGTAGCTACAAATTTGGCATCTGGCGCAATGAAGCTGTTTGGTGTATCGGTTGCAACAACATCAAATGCTTTTAGGGTTTTAAAAGGTGCAATTATTGCTACCGGTATCGGTGCGTTAATTGTAATTGTAGGCGAACTTGTTAATGTTTTAATGGATGTAGCGGATTCATCTGATGAAGCTGCAGCGGCTCAAAAGCGATTAGAGAAAGCTCAAAAAGATGCTGCCGATGCTATTGAGTTGCAAAACAAAATGCTTGAGGGTCAAATTGACCTTGCTAAAAGAAATACAGATTTAGCGGTTAATCGTGCAAAGGCCACAGGAGCGAGTGAGGAAGAGATAACAAAATTAACACGCGATGGGATATTAAAACGAAAAAAACTACTTGAAGATGATTTACAAAATAGGGGAACTAATGATGCACAATATTTTGAAAAACTAAAAGAATTTAGTAAAGTAAATAATGAGCTTGAAGATTTTGATTTAAATAATCAAATTAAAAGAAGGGAGAAATTAGATGCAGATAGGGAAAAACGTATTGCAAAAGATTCTGAAAAAGCAAAAAAGAAAAAAGAGGAAGTCGAAGCCGAAAAAAAGCGTCTTGCTGAATTGCAAAAAAATACAGAAGAGTTTTTAAAACAAAATGCAAAACGTACAAAAGAATTACAAGACCAATTAAGGCTTTCAGCAATAACAGATGAAAAGGAGAAAGCAAAGGTTGAAAATCAAATTAAATTTCAAAATGAATTAGATGCTGAAACGGAAAGATTTAAGGCGGGAGAATTAAGACTTGAGCAATATTTATTAAACCTTGCATTGATTAGGCAAAGATATGCTAATGATCAAAAGGCAAAAGATGAAGAAGATAAAAATGCTGAATTAACAAAACAATCCGAAAAGCTATTAAAGGATGCCGAAAATGATGCACTTTCTTTTGAGGAAAGGTTAGCAAAAATACAGGAGCGTCAGGCGTTAGAAAATCAAATTGTTTTTGCATCTGAGGAAGATCGTAAAAAGTTTATTGCTGAAAATGAAAAGGCAATTACGGATATTAAACTTTTAGAAGGTCAGGTAAGAACGGCTAATGCACAATTTGCGGCTGATCAGCTTTCTGCCATTGCTGCTATTGCAGGTCAGGATACAGCGGCGGGTAAGGCTTTGAGTGTGGCGGCTGCAACTATATCTACATATTTATCTGCGCAAAAAGCGTATGAATCGCAATTTAAACCTGTTGCGATTGTTGATAGTCCGATACGTGGTGCTATTGCAGCAGGTGTAGCCATTGCTACGGGTATTGCTAATGTTCGTAAAATATTATCTGTTCAGGTACCCGGCGGGCGTGGTGGCGGTGGCGCTGGCATTTCAACAGCTGCTCCCGTTGCTCCTCAACTATCCCCACAGGTTACAGCCACACAGGTAAATACGGCGGCGGTCAATCAATTAGGCAATCAGGCAACGAGGGCGTATGTTTTGAATTCGGACATTCAGAACAACGATCAAAGAAATGCGTATATAAATAGAAATGCATCAATAGGAAATCCTTAAATTTACATAAATGGAAAAGATACTACCGGTATATAAACTGACAATAAAAGAAGATATTGAGAGCGGCGTTGAGGTCGATGCCGTTGCCTTAGTTGATGTGCCTGCTATTGGTGTTGGCTTTTACGCTTTTAACGAACAGCAATTTGAAAGTTATAGCGATTATCCTAAACAAGCGAGTGAAAACGCAAAGGTAGCTTTGAGATGGGCTGAAGAGAATGGGTGGGGCGGTGATGCGGGTGTTGAATGGGCGCAAAGAAAACTTGAGCAAATAGATAGGGAAAAAATGCAGGCCTTTGCAGTTGTAAATGAAGAGGAGCGAATTGTAGTCGGCCCCGCAATGATACCCGATAAAAAGATATTTAGGCGTGATGAAGATGGCACGGAATACGAGGTGTTTTTCACAAAGGAAACGATACGTATCATTGCCGAAAAGTTTTTTAAAAAGGGATTCCAGACAAACGGTAACGAAATGCACAATAGCGCAAAGCCTGTGGATTTGGTTTTCTTTCAGTCATGGATTGCAGATGAAAGTAAAGGCATTCCTAAAATGAAGCAGTTTGAGAGCCTGCCCGATGGCACGTGGTTTTTGGGCGCAAAGATTAACGCTGAAGAATCATGGGCAAAGGTAAAAGACGGCACGTTTAAAGGGTTCAGCGTTGAGGGTATGTTTGACATGATGCCTATTAAAATGTCAATGAAGATGTCAGAGGAAGCGGCAGCTAAGTTAGTCGTTAATCAGTTAAAAGAATTATTGCAAAATGTCATCTAATCTGCAGCCCATACCTTTGGGGCTTATAGGTATAAAGCCATATGTTGACGTTATAGCTGTTGAGGGTACTTTTGACAATGATGAATTTTTTACATCAAGCAGCTATCAAGATAATAATTTTAGCAACCCGCCTTCTGTTTTTATTGATGGGCTTTTACTTACTTATAAGGTTTCAACAGATAGGAGGTATATTGATTTTAATCCTGAATCAAAAACATTATTCATAAAAAATGGCATGGTGCAATTAGGTGAGGTCGTTCAAATATTTTTATAATCAAACCAATCAACAAAATGAAAATCTTAGTTTTAACGCAATCCTTCAGCGGATGCGGGTACCACAGGCTTATGCTTCCTGTTTCTTTAATGGCAAAGGATAAAGCACGAATAACGGATGTTTTCCCTGAAGATTTTGACTACGACATTGTAAACATCAACAGGCTGTGGCCTAAAGATGATTTAATAGAGCTTCGCAAAAAGCACGGGTTTAAATTAGTTGTCGATGTTGATGATTTTTGGATTTTAGATAATTGGCATTTAGACTTTGATACCTACAATCAACATAATGTCGATGCACGAATTATAAAGCACATACGGGAAGCGGACTTAGTTACCTGCACCCATGAGCGGTTGGCGGAAAGGGTTTACCCGCATAATAAGAATGTCGAGATATTACCGAATGCAATACCCTATGGTCAAAATCAATTTACAAGCGAACGCAATGCGTCCGATTTGGTAAGGTTGTTTTGGGCGGGTGGCATTTCGCATGAGCAGGATTTGAAAATACTTAAGCCTGTAATGAAGCGGCTATTGAATAGCGATTTAAAGGATAAGATAAAGACGGTTGTTGGTGGTTATTCAGATAGCAATCTAACAGAGCAAACGATTTGGAAGAAAATGGTAAGCTACTTTACAGCGGATGCGCTTTTACCAAATATGGCTTATAGAGGTTTGCCTGTGTTTGAGTACTATCAAATGTATTTGGAATCTGATATTAAACTAATCCCGCTTCGCAAAAGTACATTCAATGGATATAAGTCAAATTTGAAGATACTGGAAGCGGCGGGTAAGGGTATCCCTGTGATTGTTTCAAAGGTTAATCCTTATTTGGGCTTTCCTGAAGATGTGGTGTATTATGAAAATTGGGATAAAAATATCCGGGCGCTGGTTGAGGATAAGGATTTAAGGGAAGGCAAAGGCAAAGAACTTTTTGAATATTGCCATAAACATTTTAATTTTGATGCAATCAATACCCGCCGCAAAGATTTGTTTAAAAGTTTGTGTTCATAGTTTTTTAGTTTAGGTTAAGAAATACCCCTGCTTTTCTAAGTGGGGGTTTTTTATATCTTATTAATTATCAATTAGTTACAAAGCAAAATATCCATAAATATATGTATTGGTATTTATTTGCATGAACCCAATCGAATTACTACAAAAAGTCAAAGCGCTGGTTTTCGAGGAAACCATGCCTGAGAAAAAAGATGAAAAGGAGATGGCTATGCCTGAACCTGAAAAGAAAGAGTTTGGCGGTTATATGCTTAAAGATGGTACTGAGGTTTACATTGATAAGTTAGAGGTTGGTGGTGTTGTTTCTGTTGAAAAGGAAACAATGGCGCCCGCTCCTGTTGGTGAGCATGAGCTTGCAGATGGTACGGTAATCGTACTCGGTGAGGGTGGTGTTATCAGTGAAATCAAACCCGCTGCAGCCGTTGAGCCTGAAGCACCCGCTGCTGAAGATTTAGGCAAAAAGTATGAAGAGAAATTTTCTGCTTATGATGCCAAATTTTCTGCATTGGAAAATGAAAACGCAAACCTTAAAGCAGCCTTTGCAAAATCCGAAGATGCTATTAAAGGTCTGTTTGAATTAGTTGAGAAACTTGTAAAAGAGCCTACAACCGAACCCAGCGAGCCTGTGAAAAGCGGTTTTAAATTCGGTAAGCAAGTGGACAACAAAGAAGAAAAATTAAATAGTCTTATTAACCTTTTTAAACAATAAATAGAAATGGCGTATAATGTAACGGGCTTAGCCGCATATACTAAGCAAAACGTAGATCTGCTGGTTAAGAACTCAGTTTTCGAAGCCAGAACACAGCAAGAAATCCTGAAAATGGGTAACGTTCGTGTGGGTGTAAAATCTTCTGAAGCAATCGGTCGTATGGATACCGATGTGTTTTTTCAAGATGATAGCGCTTGCGGATTTAACGCATCAGGAACTACTACTTTCACTCAGCGTACTTTGACTGTTGGTAAAGTAAAAGTGAACGAAATCCTTTGCGATAAGGATTTAGAACCTTACTACACTCAACAAGCTCTGAAAGCTGGTGGTGAATATACTACTGCTGCCTTTGCTGCTGACTACACAGATCAAAAAGCGAAGAAAATAGCTGAAGCTCTTGAGGTTGCTTTGTGGACTGCTAACAGCACAGGAAGCGCAGGATCTAACGGACTTTTAAATAAGTTCGACGGTATCAAAACTTTAGTAACTGCTGGTGGTGGATCGGTTGCAAATGCAAATACAACTGGATTCTACGGTACTCCTGCAACTACTATCAATAGTGCAACAATCGCAAAGAACGCTGTTTTAGCGGTTATCAAAGCATTGCCTGCTAAGATTCAAGGTAAGGATGACGTTCGTATCTTCTGCGGATGGACTACTTTCTCTTATTTGATTCAGGCGTATGTTGATCAAAATTTGTTCCACTATGCTCCTGACGCTAAGTGGGATGATAACGCTGCGGTGTTCACAGTACCGGGTACAAACTACAAAGTAATTCCTGTTCACGGTTTGGATAGCGCTGACGCTGACGCTTGTATCTACGCTTTCAGAATGAGCAATATCTTCTTAGGTACTGACTTACTCGATGAAGAAAATAAATTCTGGATTCGTTGGTCTGAAGACGATGAGAACATCAAATTCACAGCCCGTATGAAGATAGGTGTACAGTTCGCCTTTGTTGATGAGATTGTGAAGTTCGAAGCCTAATTTATAAGGGGGGCGTTAAAACCCCCCTTTCACTTATAAAAATTTAATACAATGCCTTGCGCACTTACATCAGGTTATACATTAGACTGTAAAGACAGCAGCGGCGGTTTAGTTGAAATATACTTTATAGAAAAAGGTAATGTTTCAGCAATTGCCGAAGCCAGCGGAGTTGTAACAGGTCTTACAAAAGCATCTGGTAAAAGATTTTGGAAGTACGAACTTCCTAAAGAAACTGGATCATTAACAGAAACAATGACAGGTAACGTTCAAAACGGAACCGTGTTTTATGCTTCTGAGTTGAAATTAGTAGTTAATAAATTAAACGTTGCGGTGCGCAATGAAATTAAATTGTTAGCACAAAACGTACTTATTGCAGTTGCAAAAGATAATAACGGCAAATATTGGTTAGTAGGTCGCACACGTGGCGTTGACTTCACAACGGGTACACTCGGAACGGGTACCGCTTTTGGAGATAGAAGCGGCTTTGACCTTACCTTTGCAGGTAGTGAGCCTGAGCCGATGCTTGAGGTTAATAGCACCGTAGCCAGTGCACTTGAAACCGCAGGATAGTTTGTTTTGTTGATTGGTTTGATTTTGAGCCCTGCCCTTCCGGGCGGGGTTTTTGTTTTAAGGTATTTATAAATAGATATGTTTAAATTTATCAAAGGAACGACGGCGACAATCATTTGCACTCTTAAGGAGAAGCAGACTATTGATTCGCCTTATTATTTGTTTGTCTTTACAAATAGAGGCACGAATGATACAGTTACTTTTATAAAGGATTATCTGCATGACGTATCTACAAATAAAGAGCGCTGGAATGAGTTTACTATCCCGGTAAATACGTATTTTGCAGATTATAAAGAGGGGTGGTGGCGTTACGATATTTATGAGCAAACAAGCTCAACGAATGTGAACCCGGCGGGGTTGGGGTTATTAGAAAGCGGATTGATGTTTTTAGATGACAATACGAATATAAGTTACACGCAATATTCACAGGACGTTAAATTCAAAATGTACGATGCATCCTAATATAAGTTTTATAAAGTTCGCAGATGTGAAGCTGCCTATGATGGTTGAGCTTCCCGGCAAAGGTTACGTTCAATTTGGTGAGGATAATCTTTACCCTAATCAGTTACTCGAGAAGCTGAATAAAAGCAGTAAGCATAACGGTATTGTGTTGGGTAAGGTTAATTACATTATAGGTAACGGCATATCTTATAAAGATGATAGTACAAAGGAATTAGTACCCAATAAGAATGAAACCATAAATGATTTACTCAAAAAGTTTTCTACTGATATTGAGATTTTTGGCGGTGTTTATATTGAGCTTCATTATAACGCTTTGGGCAATGTTGGCGCAGTGTATCATATACCTTACCATAAAGTACGTACAAATAAGGACAATACGCAATACTTTATAAAAGACTGGACGCAATCAACACGGACGCAGCCTGAGATTGTGGCGGCTTACAACCCTGCAGTAAAGGAAGGAAAGCAGATATTGTTTTACAAGGAATACAGACCGGGATTAGAAACGTATTCATATCCTAATTATATTGGCGCATTGAATTGGATTGAGGTCGATATTGAGCTTTCTAAATACCATTTAAGCACTATCAAAAATGGTATGTTTAGTAGTAAGTTGATAAATTTCAATGAGGGTAAGCCTTCGCCTGAAGAACAACAGGTTGTTGAAACTAAATTCAAAAAGAAATTTACAGGCAGCGAAAATGCAGGCGGGATTGTGTTGTCGTTTAGCGACGATCCTGCAAAGGCACCAACCGTTTTGGACTTATCAAATACTGATTTAGATAAGCATTTCGACATATTAAATAAAACTACTGAGCAGCAGATATTTGCGGGACATCAAATTACTTCGCCTATTTTATTTGGTATCAAAACAGAGGGGCAATTAGGCGGACGTAGTGAAATGCGGGATGCATACGAAATATTTAAAAACACCTACGTAAATGATAAACAAAGGTCATTAGAAACTTTGTTTACTGAAATAAGCACTTTGTTTGGTGTTGAAGGCGAAATGGTGATTGCACCTATTGAGCCGATTGCCTTTGAATTTAGTGAAGCAACAATAAA